TAGCCGCTGGCACGAATCAGGCGATTACCACCGCCGTGCCGTTGTATGTGGACGCCGACATGGGCACGAGCAGTGACACGCTTGTGCGCCAAGCCGACGCCTACACATACACCATCGACACCGGCGCATCTGCGAATCAGATGGTTGTGTTTGAAGTTGACCCGTCGATTCTGTCCGATGGCTATGATTGCGTGTACCTGTCCGACAGCGGCGGCAATGCGTCGAACATCGTTACCATCCTGTTTGTCGGTGCACCCCGCTACAGCGGCGCAACGTTGCCGACTGCTATCACTGACTAAACATTCCCCCGTTCTAAGTGTGCCGGTATCCACTACCGGCACACTTGCGACGGCGGAACCACCGCCAAAAACGCCTAGAGCGTATGGAGATAACAATGCCACTTGCAAATGTAAAGTCCACTTGGATTAACGGCAATCTAACTTTTGCGCAGAAGTACGCCAACGGTACGGCCATCATCGACATGGATGGTGTGTCGATTCAGGCGAACAACATCGCCGATCCTGGCGATGCCGCTGCAATTCCCGTCACGCAATCAGGGACCGTTGCGATTGTCACGGGCGGCGCTGAGACGCGCACCCTGGCCGCTCCGTCGTATGTCGGTCAAGAGTTGCTTGTGTACATGAAGACGGATCTGGGCGATTGCGTGATTGCCATTGCAACCGGTATCAATCAGACCGGCAACAATCGCATCACGCTCAACGATGCTGGTGATACGGTGCTGTTGCGTGCCATCGAATCAGGCGCAGATTTGCGCTGGCGTGTTGTGGCGAATGATGGCGCAACGCTGGCCACCGTCTAAGGAGTGACACATGATTCCTAGCGTTCGCCTCGGCGATGGCAACATCCGAGAGCAACCCGGCACGTTTAGCATCGTCAAAAACGGCGAGATTCAGGGCAGCGCATCCGCTGTGCAATTGCCAGATGTGCCGTGCTATATGGTCAAGTTCAAGTCGGCTGGCGGGAATAGCGGTAGCTTTTACATCGGCGGTGCCGGTGTGACGATTCCAGATGGTACAGCCGACACGACAAGCGGCTTTGAAATCGAAAAGGGCGAACAGACCGACTGGATTCCCGTCAACAATCTGAACGTGTTTTATCTGATTTCGTCACACGCAACTGACGAACTCACCTATCTAGCGTTGATTTGATATGCCATACACTACAGCCGCCGCCGTTAAAACGTATCTTGGTATTACATCGGCGACCGATGACGCTCTGCTCACGTCGCTAATCGAACGTGCGCAGGCGTCAATCGACCGTTATACGCATCGAACGTTTGAAGCGGCAAGTGATACGACGAAACGCTTCGATGCTGAGTACGACGTATCAGAGAGTTACACACGGCTGGACTGGACGCCATACGGTCTGGACCTATGCCAGATAACGAGCGTCGTTAATGGAGATGGCACGACAATCAGCGCATCGTCGTATGTGACCGAACCGCGCAATGAGACGCCGTACTTTGCGTTAAAGTTGAAAGTGTCTAGCGGTCTGTATTTCATGTATGACAATCTCGATGACCATGAAGATGCTATCCAGATCACGGGGCGATGGGCCTATAGCATTACCGCACCTGTGGACATTGCTATGGTGTGCATCGAAATGGTCGCGCTAATGTACAAGCGGCGTGATAGCAATAGCGATATCAATCGCCCCGTGATTGCCGGTAACGCTACGATTCTACCGGCTGGATTGTCCAGAGAATCAATAGACATTCTGACATCGCTGAAAAGGGTACGGTGATGGCACTTACCTACGCATCACTAATCAGCGAATTGTCAGGATTGACGATTACCGGCGTCACCGTTGGCGCACATCCACCGGCGCGCATACCAAGCGGTAACTTGCCGATTGCCTATCCACGTTTGCCAAGCGGTGAACAAGCAGCGGCGGCGTTTGATGGTACAGGCGGATTGGATGTGCTTGCGTGTGATTTCGTAGTATTGACTGAGACGGCAGCGCAGAATCTACAGATTACCAACTATGCCGACTGTATAACGTATATGGACCGGCTAACGACTGCGCTCAAGTCGGCTATGACGACAAGCAAAGTGATTGACGGCTTTACGGTGCGAATGGATATCGAACTAATCGGCGAGACGGCATATTGGGCCATTATCGCCACAGTGAGAGCGAGTGGTTAAATGGCAGCGACTAAGGGCACGTTTACGCGCATACTGGTGGATGAATACGATTTCAGCGGCGTTAGCAATAGCGTGGAAGTCGCTGTGTCGTCCGAAGGTTTAGATGTGACAGCGTTTCAAGACCTCGCAAATGTTTACATTCCAGGCGTGCAAATGGGCATGATTACGCAAGCCGGTTATTTCACGGGCGCGTCTGCAAATGGATTTGAGAGTGAATTTTACGACCGTCTTGGCAGTGCGACCGGCGTGACTGTATCAGTGCTATTTGGCACGAATGTTGTCGGATGTCCGGCTTACGTTGTCCCCGGTACAAATGGCCGTGCAATGACCATCTCGGCACCCGTTAACGGTGTGATCACGTTGAATGGGTCATGGGGAGAAGGTACAGGTATCAAGCGCGGGCGGCGGCTGTTTGGTGGCACGATTAGCGCAACCGGCGCACAAACAGCTATCGACTTCGGCGCAGCAGGTAGTGCAGGCGGATTTGCCTATTTGCACGTGCAAGCCATCACCGGCAGCGCGTCAAGTGCCACGATTACCGTACAGTCATCTAGCGATAACAGTACATTCGCAAATGAGGGGACGTTTACCTTTTCATCGGTTGGCGTGCAGGCTATTACGATGGCAAGCACTGTCAACCGCTACATCCGCCTAAACTGCACAAGTCTTGGCGGTGCTACGAATTTTACCGTTGTTGGCATTGCCTGTGTTACAGGCGTAACGATGTAATAGGAGATATATGACATGGCTGTAAAAGGCATGGGTAACTTTACCCTAACATACAATTCAAATGCATTGACGAACTATTGTAATACGGCGGATTTGTCGGCTACGATTGAGGATTTAGAAACAACTCATTTTGGTAGCACGGGACGTGAATCAATCGCCGGTATTGCGACGTGGGCTATTTCAATGGGCGGTGATTTTGATAGCGTAGTAGATGGATATCTGGGACCGGATGCTGTGACACCTGGCACGAAACGCACGGCGGCGATTGCGTTTGATGATGACGGCGGTACTACCGTCACCTACACATGGACAACCAACGCCGAGATAGGCGACTACAACATCACCGCAACGCCTACTGGCAAAATCGAATGGTCGGGGACGTTGCGCCTAAGTGGCGCGCCTACACGGACATCGGCCTAATTATGCGTTACGAGTGTAACGACTTCCCCGGCGTTTTTGTGGAGTTTTCGCAAGCGTGGACGCGTGGCGAGTTGAAGCGCGCCATTGACGACAAAACGACCGTAGCCGAATCATGGGCCATCGGCGTGTCTAAAGTCGTGGCGCTCAACATCCCCACGGTTGACGGCGAACCGTTGACAGACCCGTCACTGTTGGCGAAAGAGTACGACGCGCCCGTCTACGATGACATTGACATGCGCTTATTCCGTTGGTTGTCGGCTGTCATGTATAAAGCGGCCATCGATGCAACACGCCTGGGGGAAACGCTCGCCGTCGCGCTGTGGCGTGGTACAGAGACAGCGACGACGGCGAATCCACCGACGCCGTAATTGATGCTTGGTTGTTGCGTCAATTCCCTGGCAGGACGCTTGACGAGTTGGACGGTATGGACTATGCGCGATATCTGCGGGCGTTGGAAGCAAAGCAAATCAGCGACGTGGAACAGATGCGACGGTTGTACATGTCAAAAGATGCACCAAAAGAGCAAGACGCCGATATCTGGAAGGCGATACAGGCACACGATAGGCTACTAGACGATGGCAAATGATGCACGCCTTGACATCCTAATCAATGCCAAAAACAACGCGAGCGGTGAACTAAAGCGCGTTCAAAATGATCTCAAAAGTCTAGCCGGATCTGTCCCTGGTTTAGCGTCCCTGGCAAAAGGCTTTGCCGCTATCGGCGGAACTGTGGCTGTCATCAAGACGGGCGCTGCGGTTCTTGATTTGGCGCGACTTGGCGCACAGGCGCAAGCGGTAGAAGCATCATTCGACACGCTAACAAAACGTATCAGCGTATCATCCGCAAGTATGCTTGCGGCGTTGCGTGATACGGCGGGCGGCACCATCAGCGACACTGAATTGATGCTATCGGCTAATCGTGCGATGGTATCAGGTGTTGCCGACTCTAGCCAAGAAATCACGCAATTGCTAGAGATTGCACGCAATCAAGCTAAGTTTTTCGGCCTCACCACACAGCAAGCGTTTAGCGATTTGATTCTAGGTTTGGCGCGTGGTGAAGCTGAAATCATCGACAACCTGGGCATCGTCGTTAAGTCTGGCGAAGAATACGAACGATATGCCGAGAGCATCGGCAAGACGGCCAACGAACTATCTGCGACTGAGCGCACAGCGGCGCTAACGAATGCTGTGTTGCGCGAAGGTGGCAAGCTACTTGGCGAAAATGCGGGGCAAGGCAACGAACTGGCAAGTAGTTTTGCCCGTATGGATTCATCTATCCAAAATGCCCGCGAAGCGTTAGGGGAACTGTTTTCGCCTGCAGCCGCGGTTATTGCCGAAAAGTTGGCAGAAGCAACGGAGCGCATGATTGGTGCGATTGAGGAAACCGCCAAGATAGATGCGCAGAAAAGCCTATTTTCCATTGGGGACAGTCTTAATCGTGTTGTTAGCGAACTAAACAAGCAAGCTGAGTTGGCAACGGGCGGAACGCCTGAATCTGTAGCAGCAGCGCAAATGAATGTCGAAGCGTTGCAAATGGCGGTGCGCGAACTTGGGGCAGAGTACAACGCGGCGGCCAAAATTACCGGCACAGACTTACTAGACTTGAACCAACTAGAGCGCGGCGTTATTGTGTTTCAGGACACTGCGGCGGCGGCGCTGCAAGCGGCGGAAGCGCAAAAAGAAGCAGCCGACGCCGCTGCAATTCTTGGGCAACAACAAATCATATTGCAGGGCATTACGGACGCCACAACTGCCCGCATGGAGGAACTAAAGAACGTCGCCAACAGCGCGGCGTCTGCGTTGCGTTCATCGTTTTTGGGCGTGGCTGACACCATCGGCGGAGCGGGTGCGCTGGCAGGATACCGCAAAGCGAAGCAGGAACTTGACGCACAGATCGCCGTCTACGAACAACTCGGCTATAGCGCGGAAGAAATCGAATTTGCAACGGCGGGCTTTGTCTCTCAGGTGCGCGACGCTAACAGCGAATTAGAGAAAACCGTCACAAACACCGGCAACATAACGTCAGGCGTTAACACGGCACAACAGGCGTTTGAGTTGCTAAAAGGCAAAATCAGCGGGCTACTGTCGGGTGCGCTGCAATCAGGCATTGACCTTGACGGCATCTTGGGCAGACAAGACGCAATCGAAGAACCGGCGCGACGCTTGGCTGACATTGCCGTCAACGGGTTCAACTCGCCGTGGGCAAAGTACTTTCAAGAACAATTTCCGCAACTGTACGAACAACTCGCCACAAGTGGAGATCCACGGGGAGCGGCGGCGGGTATCTTGCGTGAGTTTGAAGCGGGCTTGCGTCCTGAACTGTTAGACCGTGAGACAGCCAAGAATCGTGTACGCCAACTGCTACTAGGCGAATCCAACATCGAGGGATTAGCGGCGTCTATCGCTCAGGAGTTGGCGGGCGAATTTGGCAATCAGTTTTCACAGGCGCAAATCCTACAGACGGCACAGCAAGCGTTAGGACAAGGTGCAGCGGGTGGGCTTGACATTACAAGCGGGCTGAATGCGTCACCTGGCGCAGCGTCAAAGGTGTTAGGACAAATCGAAGCGCAATTTGCAAGCGATAGCGCAATCAATAAGGCAAAGGCTATCGGCGCAGCGGTAGCCGGTTCTTTGTTCAATGGATATGATGAAGCGGCGGGCGGCTTCCCGTGGTGGGATAGGCTATTAGCGATTATCCTACGCCAACAGGTAGAAGCGGGGGCAAACTAATGGCGATTGCACAGCCTAGCATCGGCGGTATACTTGTTCCTGATACCATTTACAATCAGGGCATGTACATGTTCTATCCGCAAGAATACGAGATTGCCGGAGATGGTACGGCAATCCCATACGGCACACAATCGGCGATTTGGCGATATGAGTTCATGACACCTAATCAACTAAACTGGTGGCGATGGAATGCACTCCAGGGGAATAGTAGCCGAAGCACAACATTTAATTTATGGACTACGAACGATAGATCTGTGGTTACTGAGTTCAATTCTGGTATTGTCTATGCGCCAAGATGGTCTGAAGTCGAAGCAATCAAAGGCGGTTTTTACGGACCGGTCGAATTTCGATTTGATTTCTTGTTGCCGATTGTATTTGGATTGCCGCCATTTATTCTTAACTCATCCGAGCTAAACGGCACAGACGTTTTGGTGGGAGTGTACAGTGTCTAACATTGTGCAGTGGCGATCATACGTTGGTCCCAAATTTGGCGATTGGGCATGGGAGTCTGCGCTTACTTACGGGAGCGTATATGCGCCTTTGGTTAGTATGCCATCCACCAGACTATCATCTAGTATCACATCGTCATCTACAAGCGTTTCGGCTTTGGATACAAGCTCATGGCCTACAGCGGGCGCTTTTTGGGTTGGTCCTAATGGAAGCGGCGAATCATGGGAATATATCGCGTATACGACCAACAGCTCCAACGTGCTTGGCGGATTGACACGCTACGCAGAAGATAGCGAATTTAGTGGCACGCACACAAGTAACGCCGTCATTCGTTTTTGGTGGGAGTTGACGAGTGCGACGGGTACAATTACATTATCTGAGTTTATGGATCGCTCTTTGTCTGTAGTGGATTGGAGCGCAGAATTATCAGGCGTCAATATGCCACAAGCGGCGCTCATCAATGACCATTTAATTTTAATACAAATTAGAGAATCTTCGGGGAGTGCATGGGGCGACTGGACCAACGAGCTAGTTGGTTGGATCAACGCTCCAGAAGTGCAAGACGACTATAGGCGACGTAAGGAATGGAATATCCGCGTACGCTCGTCTTATGGCAATGCTGGCACACGACAAGTAGACGGGGTGCAGGCAGGGCAGACGGAACTAACGCGTCGGGTTTCGGCATCGGCATCTTCATCGTTGACAAATCCATACAAGGCAGCGTATACCGGCGAGTTCTTAGAAGCGGAACCGTCACTAGACGCGCAATCAGCGCTTGACACGTCGCTCAATACGTTGTGGACGTCCGAACGGTACATCGGACAGACAAATACACCGGTAAACCCTGGTACAGCATTTGATGCTATATCGTCAACTGCTCATGCTGTGATTAGTCAAGCGCATGTGAATCGTTATCCTGGGCAAGGTACGGGTTACCGCTGGATTGAACTTACCGTGTTGGATGATTCAAGTATCGGAACTCTTTATATTATGTACTCAAAACTATTTGGGACTGCCCCAGATGAGTACGTACAAGATTATTACTTTGCCATAGATTTGTCGTCATACAACAATGGCGATCGTATCATCATTGCAGAAAATGCCACGCTATTTGAGTTAGAAAACCCAGATACAGATGCGGCGGCTATAATTGATGGGGCATCACTTAACTATACTGTTGGAGTTCCTGAGCAATATCGGCTAAATGTTACAGGTGCGACAACCGGCAATTTTATCATTACCGACACTAGCACTTTTGTCGGTGGCACGGGTGATAGCAATAGCATCGCTTATAACGCAACACCGGCGCAGGTAAAAACAGCATTGGACAATATTACTTATCCAGGTGGGCGCATCCATTGCTATGGCAGTAACTTACCTGCGGGGCCTGTGTACATTGTTATTGAAGCTCCTCTAACTGGAAATCTTTCTGGTATTATTCGGCCTTACGAAGTAGCGCCATTAGCAATCAAATCAGGATGGACAACTAATACAACGCCGGTATTGACAAACATTGCAAATGGCAATGATGCGTGGTTTAGCAGCTTGCCATCGGGGACAGTAGCGGCGTGGTTTAGCTTTATAGAGACGGGGCGCGGTTCATTTTCAGTACGTTCCGATTACAATGTGCCAATGCATTCTTTGCGATGGGGGAGTGATGGAGTGCCGCCCGGTCTAGGTGATGGCGGTTTGTGGAGTAGCACAAATACAGTTGTGCCTAATGGCATCCCAGAATCGCAGACATTGCGCATGATATTTGATCCGACAATTCTGGGTATAACTCCAAGCGAATCGGATGATTACTGGCAATCTTCACAAATTCAAACGCCCGGCTACAATCCAAACGGCAGCGAATGGCTATTGTTCCGTCGTCCGTCCATGTCGCTGAGATTGCTCGAAAACATCAACAACAGCTATACCGGCACTGTGTCTATCGGCGACTTGTCCGGCGCACTTGTGCCAGATGGTATCTGGAATAGTGTCACTACGACGCTACAAATCGGCTTAGAGCAAATCACAGTTACGCGTTCGGGCGATGTCATCACTATCACGGGCAGGGCGGCGAATGGCACATCCGCCGAATCTCACGTAATAGGCGATGTCGTTTACGTCATTGATTCAGGCGTTGCCGTAGATGCTTTCCCCCTGACGGAAATCACGTTAAAGCGCCTAAATGCAAGTCTGCCTGCTATCTACAATGCAAAGGTTTACGGCTCACGATTCCGCCAAGTACGCACGCCCGACCAGGACGCAACCTTAGCCGACTGGACACAAATAGGCGGGGATATTAGCACGAATACAGCGCAAGATGTAACGCGACCATCTCCGGCTTTTTCGCCCGGCGTACGCTATCAATGGATATTGATTGTCATTACGACAATGGAGACGCAGCCGTACCGTGCCTGTATCAATGGCATTGAAATCACTAACGATAGCAGTGTATACAACTCAAATCGGCTACTGAGCGGTGCAGATGCGGCGGATGTGATTTCCAGAGTTTTGCAAAATGGCGGCGTGCCGTCTGCGGCCATCACCGACAATGGAAGCACGTCAAGCGTGGACAATCTGACGACGGCGGCGGATTATGCGGCATCGGTGGCGTCTGACCTTGCAGAACTAACACGCACGCGAATCACCGTCAATCGTGATAGCAGTATTGACCTGGACCCCGATCCGATATTCGATGGCACAACATCCTATCCGGCTGCAATCAGCACACTAGACAACGGCGATTTGCTCGACTGGAATTTTGATTGGGACTTGAATCGTACCGTATCGCAAATCGAGTTACTCTGGAAAGATACAAACGGCATAGCGCAGGATAGCGTATTCTTTCCTACGGGCGGACCAGTGGCGGATGGGCGACGGGTACGAGTCGGGCCGTATATCTACGCCAACAGTTCAGCAGCGGCGGCAGGCGCTGAGAAGTTGTTCTATACCCGACGCGTACCGTTTGACATCTCAGCGGAAATAGCCGACATCGGGCGCACGTACCGACCGGGGCAAGTGCATACATTCACATGGCCGGTAGACTCGGAAATGTCCGCTATGTCTCGTAAAGGCGTCATCATTTCGGCGGATCACCGCATCGGTAATGGTGCATGGAAAACAGTGGTACACGCTCTGCAAATCGGCAGAACAGATAGGCGGTAACAATGGCAGGTATGCAAGGCACAGCATCAAACGACCGTAGCTCGTTGTACTATCGAAGTCAAAGACAAGCATTGCAGCGTATCCAACAACAGAGACAAGACGCACGCTATACGCGCCGCCGGTCTCAGGTTGTCGGTGCGTATGGTGGCACCGGGCAGGGCGTCGTCAATGGGGTGCGCTATCGGCTCGAAGAGCGCGGGCTATCGTTTGATGTCGGTGATACGGTGATTCTCGAAAATGCAGGCAGACCCGGCGCGGCCGTGTACGTGCCTGCTCCTAATGAAACGGTAGAAATATGACAGCAAAAACACGTGCAAATCTACGAATCAATCCGGCAACTTCAACCACATTTGCAGATACGCAAGTTTTACCGGCTGAGCAACTTCTTCACATTGCGGATTCGATGGAAATCGCGGCGGGTGGGGTAGATGTATCCGCTGCACGTTTGAGAGCGTGGGCGGCGGCGGAAGCGCTGCGCGCATCGTCCATCACACGCAACGGCAACGGTGTAATTACCAGCGCAACGGTTACATGGCCGGATGATAGCGCAGGCACGCTTACCACAACGCACGGATACCCTGCTGGCAGCGTTACGCCTGATACAAGCTCGGCGGGTTGGGTGGCGTCACAGATTACGACCATCACGCACACCGACAGCAGCCAAACTGTTACAATTACAATCACACGAGACGCCAGCGCAAATCCAACTGCAATTACGATAGGAGTGACATAATGGGGCTATTCGATGGCATTGTTCGCATCGTCACCGGCAACGTTGCGCACGATGCAGCCGACAGTGGGAATCCGCTAAAAATAGGCGGTAAGGTTTCGACATCAACGCCAACAGCGGTCGCAAATGGGGACCGCGTAGATCAATGGTTCGATGAGTTCGGGCGTCCCTGGACAAATCAAGCGCTGCGCTATGGGTGGGCATATTACTATGGCGGCGGCGGCGGCACTCTTGACGGTACAGCACGCAACGACATTTTTTTTCAGCGCTCGTCAACGCCGACTTATCCACTAACCGATGTGATCACATCGGCGGCAAAGGTGCTAGATTATTTTGATACAGACGATATACTTTTTGATGATACTCCGATTTTCTTCTATGTTCCCATCGCTGAGGCGGGGTATAGTCGATGCTCGATTATCATTCGCAATCAAACGGGCGTATCAATGGAGTTAAGAGCGTACGAGATACCGGCAAATACCAATCTGGTCAGTGTGGGGCCATTGTCCGCTTTTGCATGGAAAAACCCTGGGCCTGTATCAGACACCCCATACACTATTACAGATGATAGTTATTTTTTTATCGGCATCGGTGTATCAGATGACGACAGTGACGCCAACAGGGTAACTAGTTCGTGGACAAGCGGAGGCTTGCTGGTAAGAGTGACCCCAGCGTCAGATCCGCCAGGGGGTGGTGAGTGGGCCGTAACCATCATGAGGAGCGCATAACATGGGTCAAAAAATCGAAATACCTGCATCGTTGTTGGAGTTTGGTGGATTAAAGGTCGCTCTTGTCAGCGCTCTTAATGATGCGATTGATAGCATCGAAGTTAAACGCAAGTTAGTTAGCGGTACTTTTTTCGATGGCACGCGCACGGCAAACAACTCCTATGACCTGAGCGGTTTCGCTGGAACTCAGCTATTGTATGCACAATTCAACATCACGGCACACAGCG